AGATGATCTTGCAAACGAAAGCACTGAAGTACAAGCCATTTGTGCATCAGTACATACAGATGCCGTTAAGACAGCTTATGCGGCACACTTAGCAGCACAGGAGACATAAGATGGCAATTACATACACTTGGTCAATACCTAATCTCGAAAGAGAAATTGCAACAGGCGGTATTAAAATTATTCACTGGCGTTGTACAGGCGTTGACGGTGATCACTCATCTTCAAACTATGGTACAGTAGGTTTAACATTTGATTCAACTGATGCTGACTTTATAGCTTATGAAGATGTTACTCAAGAGACAGCACAAGGGTGGGTATGGGAACACATATCGCAATCTGATGTTGAGGCATTAATAGCGTCAGAAATAGAAAAGCAGAAAAATCCAACTGAAGGTACAGGAGTGCCTTGGTCATAAAATGCTTAAAGCTTTTACATATATAGGTTGGACATTCTTAGCATTATTATTTTTAATAGTGCTTGCTCCTATGGCTTATGCTGAAGGGTGTGATAGCGTTACCAATGCTAACTGTATAGAAACTAATAGTAATACTACATCTACAGTAGATTCTAATCTTACTTCTACTACTACAGTTAAGTCACCGCCACCTTCAGCTATGTCACCTACTATTAATAACTCTAACTCAGACTTATGCACAGTAGGTATGTCAGGTGCAGTGCAAACACAAATACTGGGTATATCAATAGGTACTACAACAAGAGATTTAAATTGTGAAAGATTAAAGAATGCTAAAGTTCTCTATGATATGGGAATGAAAGTTGCAGCAGTTAGTGTACTTTGTATGGACAAGCGTGTGTTCGAAAGCATGATGAATGCAGGTACACCGTGTCCATTTGATGGTCTTGTAGGGCAGCCAGCTAAAGATGCATGGAAAAATAACCCACACTTAGTTCCTGATGCTAAGACAGGAGCAAAGGAGGAATGGGATGATGATACTAAGAACACCGCAACAGGTGCTGGCGCTGTTATTGGTCTTTTCTTGGCCCTCTTGTTTATACTCTGACTACACATACGGAAGAACAAACAATGTAGCTAAGAATAAACACACTTGGAATATGACAGATGTGTTGCCACCTGAAGCAGGGTTACAAGTTCAAGGTATATTTCATAAGTATACAATAAATAAAAGTAGCAGTGCAGATTCTACAGTTTCTATTGTAAATAAAAACAGCACCGAAACTGGTAATATATATGAAAGACACGATAACTGGGATCAATTACCAAGCAATACTAAGATAGGATTTGATGTTGTTAATCCTTCGCTTGGTAGTAGATGGGGAGAGGGAAGTATTACAGCTAGTAATGGTGCAACGCTTAGCAATGTAATAATAGCGTACAATTATAAGTTTGATCCTTGTTACATTCCACTCTCTGATCCTAGCTGCCCTAACTTTAAAGATGCTTTGTATCAATATCTTTTAGACAATGATCTGCTTAATAATGAACCAGCAATAGATGATCCTTACTATGATGAATGGGTTCAGTATCAACTAGATCGTAAGACAGAAGAACAAGAAGAAGAACAAGTTGCAAAAGAAAAGAAAGAAGAAGAACAAGAAGAATTAAAAATGGAAAGAGCGTTATCTGTTGCAGGAGCAGCAGAGCAAATAGCAAATCCAACACAACAACTAGCAATGATGCAGCAAATGGCTGCGGCTGGTACATTAGATGGGTATTATAATGCAACTATAGAAGGTGGTAAGTATGAAGAAACAATTAAATTAGCAGATAGTACCATAGAAGATAATGCCACAGCGTTAATAAATCTAAAACAAGATAAATCCCACAGAAGAATAGTTAGATCACAATATAAAGATTAGGAAATAACATGAAAAAAATAGTACCATTAATATTTTTATTATCAACAAGCTCTGCAATGGCAATTGATTCCCCCATTACAGGTCAAGTACAACCCAAGTGTTCTGTATGGACAGAAACCTCTGGTGTTTATGGACACCCTCTTCCTTACAAACTATCTACAGTACCAGCAGACGGTGGCGTTCCAGCGTCAATTAGAATTGATGTAGCGCAGGCAGATTATTATAAGGCTAAGTTTACACACCCTAATAGTTTCTCATCAAGCCCAACACTTAATGATGCAGTAGCATGGACAGGTAGTACCGTTGTAGGACAGGTAAGCGTATCAGATATGAGCGCATACGAAGCGGCTAAGGTTACTTACAATAATGTAACTGAGTTTAACTTAACATTAGCTGGTAGCACTTGGTTTACTGTAGCTTCTACTGCTCAGTATGGTAGCACTAAGTCTTTACCTGCTGGTAACTACACAGCATTAATAGTAGCGGAATGTATCGCCAAGTAATAATAGCTGTATGTTTGTGTAGTTCGTTACACGCACATGAGATGACACCAGCTTATCCAAAGCTGGAGTCGTCTTATATAAAAGGTGTATCAGTAACAAATTTAAAAATATTTAATCGCAGAAGTGATGTGTCATGGTATGAGATAGGTGTCTTTACTGATAACTGGAAGCCAGTACCGTTTGCATCTACTGCTAACATAATAGAGGTAGGATATAATAAGAAAAAAATATTTGATGTTTACATAAGGTCAAGAGACATAGCTAAAGCTGTTTACATTTGCACTGAATCAAAAGTATTTAAAGGTAAAGAGCAGGTAACATTAATAGCTTCGCGCATATGTTCTAAGATAAAGAAATGAAAATATTTTTTATTATATTTATACTCAGTTACAATATAGCTTGGGCTGATTCTGTGTCTAATTCTTTGAATCTCTCATTACCTAACGCAAGTCAAAACTTTCAAGCAGATAAGTTTAGAGCTGGAGAGTTAGATTGTTCTAATGCTATAGGGTCAGCTACTAATTGGGAGTTTGGTGTTACAGGATTAATACAATCTGACACAACTAGGACAGGTGACATAGGTGTTTATAGTAGAATAACTATACCTTTAGGCGCTAGATCTAAATCAAGAATTGATTGCAATAGATTGTATGAGCTTGAGTTGCAGAAGAAAGAGCTAGAAGTATTAAAGTTACAGAAAGAAATTAATCAACTAAGAAGTTTATCATTTGAAAACTAGGAGCGTAGTATGGCTGAAGTAGAAATAGCAGGAGCAAAGATAAAAGGTGGCAAGTTAATGTTATTTGTTCCAATTGTTTCGGCACTTGGCGGTGGATTGTGGGGTGGCTTCGAAGTTTACAAAGACTACATGGATATGAAAGGCATTATACAAAATATAAATATTAGTGCTATTAAATCTCAGAACACATTAGTTCAAACAAAACTAGATAGTGCGTTGGAGTACAGTAAAGACATCAAGAATAATCTGCGTGATGATATACTAAAGCTAGAAGGTTACATAGATAAGATAGATAATAAGGTAGAGAAATCCTCTGATAGAATTAAAGACACACAAGCATCAATAGATTTAATGGTAGAGAATACGCTAGCTGAGATGAATCAATTAAATAAAGATGTTAATTCTTCCCTTCGAGAAATAGAATCTTTAAATAGAGAAACAGAAAAGGATGTACGTGATACAATGAGAGATACAGAAGAACGTATCGACTCTAACTTAAAGCAACTAGAAGATAGATTAAGTGAAAGATTACAGGAAGCATTAGACAACCCATTAGTAGGAAATTGACATGACTTGTAAATGTAAAGATAAATGTATATGCAAAGAATCATGCGCTTGTATATACAAGTGTATATGTAAGGAACGTAAGTGACACCAAAGCAACAAGAAGCACTCGATGCTGTTGTTAAATACGGAAGTCAAGTCAAAGCGGCTAAGGCTCTAGGGATTAGTCGCTCTGCTCTAAGGCATAGAATAAATTCAGCAAAGAAATATGAAGAAATTGATGACGGTATAAAGTACGCTATGAATGAAACAGGTATGGCAAACATTAATGCTGTACATTCTGGCTGGATTAAGACTGATGATGTTAGTTTATATTTTAGAAACGAAACAGATAGCTTAAATACAAACGATATAGCGGAATCAATACGAGATGTAATAAATGGAATCGTTCTGTGTGAGATTGTAAAGCCTCCTGAGGTGGTGGAAGATAACTTGCTTACCCTTTACCCTATCGCTGACGCACACATAGGCATGAGAGCGCACGCTAGCGAGACTGGTGAGGAATATAATTCTGACATTGCAGTAGATAGAATTAAAACTGGGATGGCTAAGTGTGTTGCTAGTTCACCACAATCTAAGGTTGCATTAGTCTTAGATGTTGGTGATCTTACCCATGCTGATGATAACAATGCACAAACTCCTAGAAGTAAACACCCACTCGATGTCTCTGAAAGATTTTTTTATTCTCTAAGGTGTGCAATAACTGCGTTAGCTGCGGCGATTGATTGTGCGTTGCAGAAACATGAGCAAGTAATATGCAGAGTATTGCGTGGTAATCACAACGAGACTTCTTATTTGGCTGTGATGTTTGCAATCGCGGAGCGTTACAAGAATAATACTAGAGTGACCGTCGAACAAACGTCTGCTGATTTCTTTGTGCATGAGTTTGGAAGTGTTATGATTGCCGCGCACCATGGAGATAAGGCTAAAGCAGATAGACTTGTGTTGCATATGGCTGATGCCTGGCCTGAAATATGGGGTAGAACTAAGCATAGATTTTATTTTACTGGACACCTACACCATACAATGATGCGTGAGATAGGTGGTGTACTTGTTGAACAGCTACGTGCAGTAACAGGTAAAGATTCCTATGCTTCTAGTCATGCTTACAGCAGTAGATCACAGATGCAAGGCATTACATATCATAAAGAAGAGGGTGAAGTTAGTCGTGTAAAGGTTTGTTTATAATGTGGATTATGGCAATGATATACTGTGCTACATTTTCTAATGGTGATATGTGTAAAGGTTGGGTTCCACCTATTGCAGAAACAACACAAGAAAGATGTGAGCAAAATATTAAGAGAGCAGTTTATGCTATGGCTAATGCTATAGATGATAGGAATGGTAAATTATTTTATATTGATTGCCAGTGTATCAACGTTAAACATCAATAGAATTTTTTCTTATTCTTTCTAGCTCATCATTTAATATAATAACTGCGGTGCATAGATCACTAACTTCTTGCGCTAATTGCACTAAGAACTTGTCACTTGTTATTACTCTATCATATGGGAAACCATTCTTAGGGATGTTAGCTTTATCCATACGCTTGAGAAACTTTACGATTGTTAATTCTGTCATCACTTTACTTTATATAAAACATATCTATTTTTATTTAGATTAGGTAATCTTCTAATTCTATTTTGCCTTGTTAATTTATGTATAATATTTTTTGCACCTTCAATAGTTTTGAAACCCATAAAATTTTGCAACTCAAGTACTGTTAATGGACCAAACTCTTTTATAATATCATATGCTTCTTTTCTCCTACCTTCAAACCTTTTATTTTGTGCTTCATATACATTAAGATGAGGTAGTTTAGGTTGCTGACCCATGGCAATAGCTGATGCTTTCATAAGCTTACCATAGAGTATCTCTTGTTCTTCTGTTATTTTAAACTTCTGTACTGTTGCTTTCATTATCTTTCTCCATAAAATTTTTAAATTGATCGCCACTCATAATGACTAGGGTTTGAGGATTGCCCGTTCTCCTCTTATAAAAGGCTATGTCTCTGCCTTCCAATACTTTAAATGGGCTAGGGAAGTTAGACTTGTCTCTATACTTTACCTCTCCCACCAGTTTTCTTCCTCCAACTTCGAGGTGGATGTCTCCTGAGTACTCACCTCCGAGTGCACCACTGAGCGGTACTCTCTTGGCTTGGATGCCAATTTCTTGGAGCCATTTGACGAACCAGTTTTCGTGGTAAGTTCCTTTAAGTTTATTTCTGTTTGCCATGTATCCCTTTCATAACAACTTAAACATATAATGTAATGTGTTGTTGGTTCTATTGATGCAAGTATAGCAACGAATAAATCAGAATCAATTCCACACGCCTCACATATTGCTGACTGTTGCCTAAGTTTCTTTGAAGTTGATCGTGATCTCACAGCCAAGAGCGTCTAACCAACACGTAAACAAGAAACCCGAAGGCACTCGCTTATGTTGTTCCCATTTATGCACCAGTGATGAAGCGCATCCAATCCTATCTGCAAGTTCTTCTTGAGATATTCCAAGTTGGTTCCTGTAACATACCATTGCATCAATAAGGTTTGCGTAAGACCCTGTAACATACGTCTGTTCCTTATAGTTTGGAAATGTTTTTGTCTTTAAGTTCACTTGCTAATGCCAAATATCCAATACAATCTACTATCGAATCTTCCTTGTAACCACCGCTTTTAATTCTAGCCATCTTCATTTCGGCTAACATAAATGGTACTTGCCACAATTCTATCTTACATTGCAAGACTTCTTCCCAATTTTTTCTTATTAACTCCATGTTTTTTTGGGGATCTCCATACTGATTGTTCCTATCTTTACTTATTAATTCATTGGCTTCGTGTAATACTTTGTCTCTGCGTGACATAAAGATTGGATCAGCTTGCATTGTTATCTTCCTCTTCTTTAAAATAAACTCTTTCTTCTTCTTCTATTAATTTTTCTTCTAATAAAATTAGTAAAGCTAGCAACTCATCGCCTCTGTTCCTAACTCCTGCCCTGTTCTTTTCAAGAGCATCTAGCTGTATTATACTAGCTACTCTTTTAAGTCTGTCAATTATTTGTTGCGGTGTAGTCATCTAAATTTATCCGCAATAAAAAGGTCTAAGAAACTTTCAGTAATAGTAGGTTCTTTAGGCTTTGGTTTTTCTTTTGGTTTAAGTGTATACAAAACATAATCTAATTGATCTGCTTTTAAATTTAATTTTTTAGCAATAGCTTTGTTACTTGCTTTAGTTTCAAATGCTAAATGATGTGCTTGTTCTATTAGTTTATTCGGGTATTTCTTTTTCATTATTTCCTCCGTTAGTGTGTGGGTAATTAAGTAGCTACTTAAAAACCCACAGCTTGTGGTCTAATTAATCCGATTAATTAATACACGACAATTTAAAATGGTATCTCATCGTTTAACTCTTGTGATAATGAGGCTCCACGTTTCTCCTCAATACTAAGGGTCATATATTTATTGCCACCTTTATCCTTAGTCCAGGCGGCAATGACCATATCTTTATTAGTAGCATAATCCTCTAACTTACCAGCAAAGTCTGGTTTTTTTTCATTGCCCTCTTTATCATTAGGAAACATAGCACCAACCTTTTGATAGAGTTTCATATATTTTTTACCAGCTTGTGATGTATCGCTAACAACAATTAGATCTCTGTCATTACCTTCTAAGTTTAGTTTACCCTGGAGTATCATCTTCATAACATCCCTTGGTTTAAATACTGCTCCGCTATTTGTGTTATCATATTCAGTCATTGTTTACTCCTTGTTGTTGTACTGAAAACATTTGTCTTAGTGCCGCTCGGATTATCATACCTTTAGATTCTCCGATAGCGTCTGCTTGTGCTTGCACTGCATCAAGCATTGCTTGCGGTAGAGATAGATTAATCGCTACCATTTTCTTATTGTCTGCTTGAGGTCTACCAACCTGCGTCATTACCTTTTCCTTTCTCATCTTGTGCATATTTATTTCCATCCATCTCACCTAAGAATACATCTGCATTAAATCCTAAGTGTGATAGTGCTTTAGTTAGGCCATCAGTGATAGCCATCTTTGGTGCATCCTCTGCAAGTCTGCCTTTCCCTGCATCAAAGAACTTACGACAACCATTAAATGGCCCGAAAATATTTTTCTCATCTGCGTGTGTCCAAATAGATACACCTGACACTACTGCTACATCACCATTATTAAAGTGAATGTATTCTGTTGTTGAGTTCCAACCCCAACCCACACCTACTGCTCCAAACTGCTCAGTAATACTTCTTATCTGATATTGTGGGTCAATAGCTGTAAACTTACGCGCACCAAATCCTACTTGTTTAATATATTTAGGATCAGTTTTGCATACCTTATTCCATAGTTCCATTTTCCAAGCCAATGCTTCTTTTTCCGTATTATCCATAGTCTTCTCCTCTGTTTATGTCTGGCTCTTCATCTCTTTCAATGTATCCCCAGAACTCTTTGATCATATCTAATAATGTTGCAGTATAACTTTCATCGTATGGTATCTTAGTCCAATCCCATTTAAGATTGCCAAAGATAACAGAGAGATAACAATTATCTGCTTCTGCTAACCACATATACAATTGCATTTGTGCTTGATAATACTCTGATACTTTCTTCATATTATTAAAAGCATTAGTATGTTTAGCTTCAATAATGTAACGACTAGTATCTTTTAGTGATTTAATTGTGGTTCTTACAACTTCACCATCAATTGTTCCTTTAATCTTTACACCATCTAAATCTTTTTCAAGTTGTAATTGTTGATTAATAATTAATACATTTTCTTCACGCTCAAACCAAGAGAGATTTAAATCCTCTGTAAGTATACCAATCTGTACTGGTAGTACATGATCTAAATTCTCTGGTTCAATGCGACCTGTTTTAATCTTCCATAAATCTAGCCACTCTCCACGCATAATCTTAACTGCATCAGAGCCACCGATAAAACCTTTTCTATTCATAATATCCTCCATATTATATATTAGTATTACATAACATTAGTAATTGCAAGGGTGGTCATACGTTAATTAATCATCTTTATTGACGTATATTTAGTTCCAAAACATGGGGGGTTATGGAACTACCTTTAAGCCTAGAGATGCGGCTATCTTTTTGCGTTCCTCAATGGTTGGTAAATCTTTCTTTGGCTCTGGTTCCTTGGGTACTGGCTTAACTCTTGGCCTGTTTCTCATAATGATCTGCCTTATGTGTCCCTCATTGGGTGCAATCTTTGGGCTTTGAGAAATGTATTGTGCAATTGCTTTGCTTATTTCTTCTTTGCTATAGTCTTGCAATGCATCAGCCCAGGATAACATGAACGCTTCATACACTTGGGGTTGCATATGGTTCATAAAAAACTTTTGTCTCATGACTGCTATTTGTATTTGTATCCATTTGCGGTGAGCTTTTAATTCATCTTGTTCCATAGAAATCTCTTGCGTTATTTGTTTGGTTATGTATTTTGAAATCAGCGTGTGTTTCTCCCTGTTCACCACGCTTTGCCCTGCCCAGTTCCTCCATGCTGAGCAGGGCTTTTGTTTATAGCCTGTATTCTGCCACTAGTTTATTATCCCAACCTTTGCGAACATTCTCTTTTTGTATATTCATTCCTTGTTGTTTAAGGTCATGGATTCTTGCTGACAATCTAAAGCAATTGTAATCATTGAGTGCTTCGATTGCCGTAATTGTTTTACCATCTTCAAGATGTTTCTTTATCTTTTTTGTTTGTGAGTCTGTCATTGTATTCCCTTTCTATTTTTCTAAGACCTTTTAAATGATCTGCTATTTTCTTTTCTATTGCTTCTTTAAGTTCGGGTGTTGGTGCATCTACTATTATTTCCATCATACCCTCATACTGCATTCATCAAAATCTGTACCTAGTTCTTGTTTCC